AAGAGACAGGTGCAGGGGGTGTGCCCGGTGGGGGTTGGCGGGTTTGTCACCATGGAACAAGGTTTTTTGTGGTTTGTTGTTGGAATTTGATGTTTGGTTCGCTGCGATTGCCTTTGCTTCTGTTGCATGTTCTGCAGATGATTTGCCCGTTGTCTAGGGTGTTGAGTCCTCCCCTGCTGACGGGTGTGATGTGGTCGGCTTCGGGGCTTGTTGGCAGGTCGTGTGTGTTCCAGGTGATGGTGGCTCCGCAGAGTGGGCATTCGGTTTGGCCTTGTTGTCGGGCTTGGGTGATGAGTCTTGCCCGCCAGCGCCGGTGGGCTGATGATGCGGTGCGGTTGGTGCGTGCCATGATGTGTCTGTTCCTCGCCTAGCCCTGTACGGGTCTTGTCTGCCCCTGTAGCGGCCTGGAATCGTCTGGGGGTATGAATACTCTACCCTTACCCTGCTGATCGATTCTAGGGGCTGTTTTGTTCGTTTGAGGGGGTGTTCTGTTTGTGCTGGGGTGGTTGTTTTTCCCTCACACCCCCTGGCATGTGAGAAAGATCACATCGCCCCCCAGCTGTGTCAAAAGAAGAAGGACACGGAAGAAAAATGGGGGTGGGTGGGTGTTCGCGTTTCACAGCTTAGCGCTTAGCGCCTAGCGGTGTAGGACACGGGCTAAGCGGGAACACCTTAAAGGTTTTAAAGTCTTCTACATATAATATACACTTTAAGTCTTACCTGGTGTTAAGGGTGTGAGCGTGACACGCCGTACGCCTTCAGCCGAACACGCCAAGCCTGAAAGGGACACGGGTGAAAGAGTGTGGGGAGTGTGCAACCGGGAGCGTGCGACCAGAAGCACACGAGACACACGGCGAAAAGCCCATCAGCGCTGACGGTAAAAGGTTCCTCTTCTCCCCTGATGAAGAAAAGAAGAGAAGAGAGAAAGAACCAAAGAGAGTAGAGAAGTAAAGAAGTTAACCCCTTAGCTCTTCTAAAACTTTTATAACTTATAAGCTTTAATACTTATAGGTTATAATATTAAAGTTTAAGACTGATGGTTAACTTTAAGTACTTAAGGTTTTTAAAGTCTTATAGTTACTTTAAGTTTTAAAATCTTAAACACTGATGTTAAGTTTATATCCTTAAGTGCTAAGCCTTTAAGATTTAAATATTAACTTAAGTGTTAAGGTCTTTATACTGATGCTGAGCCTTGAAGGGCTCAGTGCTAAGTGTGTAAGCCTTTAAGGTTTATATGTTATCTTAGGTGCTTAGCTGTTAAGGTTATTAATTAACTTTAAGTGCTAAGCTCTTAAGTTTACTTAAAGTGTTTAAAGCTTTAATAGTAACTTAGATCCTTACGGGCTAAGCTCTTAGGACTGATGCCGAGCCCTTGAGGGGGCTCGGTGCTCAGCATTAAGGTCTTAAGGGCTTAGCGCTAAGCCTTGAAGCTTTAAAGTGTTTGGTAGACTGATGGATGTAAGGGTGAAAGCCGCGTCAGCGGATTTCGGCCTTGCGTCCAGCTGGCTACCTGTCCAGCCTATCACACTAGGTAGAGATACCCTCAACACCGGCGTTTGGCTCTATAGGCGGGTTTGAGGGGTGTAAACGGGTGTTTTTGGTAGTAAAGGTCCAAAAATTAAACCTAAACTTTTCCTTAAATTTTCTTAGAGTCTTGTAACCTTTGAGGGTTGTTAAGGCTGAAACCCCTAGTCAGAACGGGTTTCACTCCCGAACGGCTCTCACACTTGACCCGTGTCCTTTCCGAACACGCTAGGCCCATCAGTGCTGAGGGTGTTCCCTCAGGCTTTCGAGTACTCGTCGCTAGGGCTCCTCGTACTCTCAAGCCTTCCCTGATGGCGTGTACTCCTTTCAGTGCTGTGCCTGTTCGGGCTGATGCCGAGCCCTTGAGGGGCTCGGTGCTAAGACCCTAAGGTTAACTTAAGTACCTCAGGTGTGAAGACTGATGCTCCCCCTCTTTCTTTTACCGTGTCCTTCTTCCCCTACAGTATTCCACACTGTCCACATAGTTGAGGCTTAGCTAACCAGGATAGGGGTTGATGGTCTATGCTGAGATGGTTGATCGCGTATCGGGCTCTGGGGGCGTCTAGAATCGATCAGAATTGCTTGGGGGTACAAATACCTAGCCCCCACCCTGCAAGGCGCTCCTAGGCGCCATGGGGAGGCTTTAAACGGCATTTCTGGGCTACACCCTTCACGCCAGATTGACAGAGTGGCCTCGAGAGTGCACACCAAACTAGGAGTATGTGATACATCTCACACAGTATGAGGGTGTAGATTCCATGCCCAGAAATAGCACCCCAGCTATCGTGGTGTATGCCAACCTCGACCTTCCGAATGATCTGCAACACTCGCTATCACCCAGACATGCCCCTGAGACGCCCTGTATGGGCTCTAGAATCGACTAGCAGGGCCAACCCTGCATAATCCTACCCCTAGAAGATTTGAGACGCTGAGAGAGGCAATAAAGGCTTAAGTGACATCTGTCACACCCGACACTCCAGCATGAAACGCTCAACCGGTTTGAGCGCCACCTTGACTATGGATCACAACCTACACACTCTAGAAACCACAACAACCCCCACAACCACCGAAAGGAGCACACTCTCATGGATGGCACACTCATCACACCATCATTCACCAGCCTCTATGGGCAGACAGAAATCAACCCACTCCACCCCGCACACCTGGCAGGATGTGACATAGGCAACACCCACACGTCTATCATCTGCCGCCTGCACCGTTCCAAAGTCGAGGAAGCCGTCCGGCTCATCCGACCCCTGTGGACTGTCACCCTCGACGGTGCCATATACGGACCCCAGGACTGGCAGCCACTCACCCCGGTCGAGGCTGAGGACCTCCATGACATGATCGACGCGATCGACGTGGATGCCATTATTGCCGAAGCCACACGATAAAAACCATCAACCCACCATACGAGAAAAGGAACCCGTCATGCAGAAGATCGCCGACCACTTCACCCAGCTCTACACCCCCGCCAGCTACGACTGCCCCACACCCTTCGACCTGACACGCCTCGAAAACCTCTCCTGCGACCACATGGATTTTGAGGGCCTCGCCGAAGCCTACCGGCAGAGCGTGGAAGCCGAACTCCACAAGCTGCGCCCCAACACATTCATCGCATCCGATGGCACCGTGTTCAGCCATGATGAGTGGAAGCCGCTCACCGGCGGTGAAGCCACACAACTCTACTGGAACGTGACCCGCATCAACGTAGGCCACCTCCTCACCCTGTACAGCCGATAAAACCCCTAGCCACACACGAATCGCTCACAATCGTTGAGCGCAGCCTTGACACGAGGTCCAGTCACTGGAAGTATTGATCATGTCAGCAACGAACAACACCCCGGAAAGGGGACAACAGTCATGAACAAGAAAACAGGCTACACCATCGCCGGCGCCACAGTCGCCATCATCGCCGCCGCCTCATTCATGCCAGCACCCGGCGACAACCCGCCACTCGCCTCACAGCCAGCCCCACAGGCCACCACAGCCAACACCGAATGGACCCCCAAAACCGTCCAACAGCGCAAAGCCGACAAGAAAGCCCGCCAGGCAGCCGCAGAACAGTCACTGCGAGCCGAACAGCGGAAAGCCCACAAGCAAGCCCAAGCAAGGGGTGAAGAAACCTCACAAGGTCTCACCATGATCACGGCAGCACACACCTGCAACCGCAAAGCCGAACAACAGGCCGCCGCACACGGTGTCAACTGGAACGGCAACCCCGACATCGACCTCCAACTCCACAAAATTATTGGCAAAGACACATTCAGCATCGTCTACGGCGCCACCGTCCGCCAGCCGGGAGCATCCAAACTACCCGTCACCGTCCACTGCCTCGTCACCGGAACAGAAGACCACCCGCACGTCACCGACCTCAACATCAACCCGCAACAGTAACCCGCCAAGGAGCATCCCCGCTATGCCTCTCCTCTCCCACTACGCTGTCACCACCGGCCTCGCCGACACGGCACACATCATTCACCACACCGGCGGCACACTACGCACAGCCACCGATATTGCCTCCCGCATCAACACCCTCAACCCAGACATTGATCTCGACCACGAAATCCACCAACTGTTATCTATTGAAACCGACCTGTACAACATTTATAAAACCATCAACACCATTCTTCAGGAGCAAGCATGAACACACTCAACAACAATATTGAGCTACACAGCTACGAAACGTTCTTCACCAGCCTCGCCTGGATCCAAGGCGCCATCATCACATGGATGTACGCAACCGGCACCCCACACAAGGCAGCCCTCGCCATTATTGCCGCATGCGCCCTCGCCACCCTCCTAGGCGCATCAACACTCACCAACAATCCCCGAGACACTAAATGATCACAACACCCATACTTATTGCTGAAACCCTCGCCATCATCATTCTCGCCGTCGCCCTAGCCCACAACCCCAACCAGTAACCCACACTCAAGGAGCACACACACCATGGATGAACCAACCAGCATGTACACCGACCCTGATACTGGTGCCCGAAAAGAATTGAAACTCTGCAGGCTATCCCTCATCGACCCCGCAGCCTTGCACACCCTCGGCTCCGTGGCAGGCTACGGCGCCACCAAATACGGCGACAACAACTGGACCGGCGGCTACCCGTGGAGCCACAGTGTCGACGCCCTCTACAGGCACCTGCTATCATGGCAGCAAGGAAACAACCTCGACCATGAATCCGGGCTGCCGCATCTAGCCCATGCTGCCTGGCACTGCCTCGCACTCCTCGCCTACCAGCAACACGATGCCGGGGTAGACACCCGCAACCCATGGAACACCCACAAAGGCGACAAGTAATGCCCCTAGCACAATACCCGAAAACCATCCACCATCCAGGCCACATATCTTACAGTTCACTCACCCAGTGGGCCGAATGCGGAGAAAAATGGCGCCTATCCCACGGCTACCACACCCAACACCACACCTGGTACGCCACCATCGCCGGAAGCGCCATACACCACATCACCGAACAATACGACCTACACCTGTACAATCCCGACGAATACCCTGCACTGCCAGACAAACTCTCATCCTTCACAAACATTTTCGACACCCAAGTCGCCCTCGCTGAATCCGAAGGCACCGAAATCAAACCCTCCGGCAGGGTGTGCAAAAACATGTGCGAGTCAGGCGGGCCACACAAGAAAGACTACAATTGGTGGATGGTTTACGGTCAAACTTTTGTTGACCGGTGGAAAACATGGAGGCGCAACCATCCAGAATACATCACCGCTGTTATTGACGGCCAGCCAGGCATCGAATACCCGGTAGAAACCACCCTCCAGGACGGCACCCAGATTGTTGGCTACATCGACCGCGTTTTCACCGACACCGACACTGGCGAAACCTTCATTTTGGACCTCAAAACCGGCCGTCTACCCGCCGACAGTATGCAGCTGCACACATACCGGTACATGCTCGCCCAACACGGCAACGATGTGACGAAAGGCATGTTTTGGACACCCGCCACCACCAAGGGAGACGAGCAATCGGTCGAACAGGGCACATCCACCGAACTCTACGACCTTGACAACAACACCTACCGGCATGTATCATCCATGTATAGTCAAGCAATGAAAGGAATCAGCCAAGGCATCTTCGTACCCCACGTCACAGCACTCTGCAAAGGCTGCCCCGTCAAGGACGCCTGCTGGGCTGTCAACGGGAAAGACGCCTACAGGTACCCTATAGAAACCACCATCACAGCCCCAACACAAGAAGGCAAGGAGCACCAGTGACCGACAACACAGACGACGACCGATTCACCGTCACACTCAAATACGGAGGCGACTACGCCGCCCCATGGACCGTCATCCGCGGAGACACCGCCGACCAGGTAAAGAAGACTATCATCGACCTGCTAGGTGGACTCAAAAACAGCTCCGCGGCACGGAACTGGGACCTGGCAACACTGATCGCCACAGCATCCATCATCCTCCAAGATCGCTACAATCAGGCCGCCAAAGACTACGTAGACAACATCGCCTCAGAAGGAAACAACACCATCATCGACAAAATTAACAATGCCACAAGCAAGGCACAGCTAGCCGACCTCCTCAAACAGTACAAGAAGACCATCACTAGTAACAGTGACGTATCCGAGGCTTTCCGCAACAAACGAAACAGCCTCACCCGATAAAAACCGACACAAACCAACAAACAAAACAACACAAACAGTAAAGGAAACAACAATGGGACTCGCAAACTACCGCAACAACAGCAACAGCACCTTCTTCAACCCCTCCCGAAACCAGGACGCCACCGCCATCGCCTTCAAAATCCGCGACGTCCAGCACAACACCGAAGGCTACGGTGGACAGGTCGCAGACCGCATCTACGCTGATGTCACAATCTTCCACACCCTAGACGATCTCAACAACGGCACCCCAGAAACCATCCCCAACGCCATTATCGAGAAAGCACGCGGCAACAACGACCGCCCACACTCCATGATCCGCGATCTAGAAGCATATCTTGGCGAGGAGCAGGCCTTCAAACTAGCCACCGTGCGCACCAAAAACGGGTTCAACGCGGTCGTGCTCAAACCATTAGACGACGCCATCTACGATAAGGTTGCCGAATACGTAGACAAGCGCGATAACGGCCAGCTAGACGACACCACAGCCCCTGCTGATGCTGACATCGATATCGACTCCATCTGACCACCAAAACATCATCCAACCGATAGACAGATAGATTAAGGCTCCGATGCTCTCTCTCCAACGATCCTTCGAGAGAGCCTCCCAAACAGCCGCCGAACTGCCCCGCATACCCCAACTAGCACCCTTGTATGACAATCTGGACATGCACATTCACAAAGGGGATTTGGTCATGATTGCGGGGCGGTCCGGCAGCCAAAAATCAGGGCTAGCCATGTTCATCACCGCGATGCTTAACCAGCCCGCCCTCTACATATCAGGGGATATGACACCCTGGGAGGCCTCCACACGAATCATCTCACTCAACACCCAACACACCACCGCCCAAATACAACAAAACATCGACAACTACGGGCCAGAATACTATCGAGACAGCATCCACCACGGCCAACACATCACATTCTCATTCCAGTCACCCATCACATGGACAGACATCACCATGGAACTGCAAGCCTACATGGAAATGTGGAACACCTTCCCGCCACTCATTGTTATCGACAATCTGATGGACATTCAAGACTGCGAGAGTGACTATCAGGCCCAGCAAGAAGCCATGCAATGGATCACAGCATTGGGTAGGGACACTGGCTCCACCATTATTGTCACACACCACGCAACCGACAAAACCGGCTCAGACATCGAACACCCGCCGGCTAGGCGGGAAATCAAAAACGGCCTCTCCGAAAAACCACAACTCATATTGGGAGTCTCCCTGTATGGTGGCGAGGATAACGGCAACGGGCTCACCATCCCCGCCGAGGCGCGCATCGCAGTGCTAAAACAGCGCACAGGCAAATCCAGCCCAGACGGAACCCGATACGAAAGACTCAGAGCCTACCCCGAATACACATTCTTCGGGCCACTCGCCGAAAAACAGCCATGGAACATGACCCCAACACACAAAGGACTATCATGTCGACACAACAGTCACGCAACCGCCGGGCCGGCGCAGAATGGGAAACACGACTCCTCCACCAGCTACGCGACACCGGCTATGATATAGAACGACTCCACCTCAACGGCCGCGAAGACGAAGGCGACCTCACCCTCAAAACCAAAAACCACACATATGTGATCGAAGCGAAAGCCGGACAACCCCACCTCGCCGAATTCGTGAAACAAGCCAGCCGGGAGGCACGCAACTACGAAACACACCGAAACAAACAAAACAATTCCACCATCGGACTCGTCGTCATGAAACAGCGCAACAAACCCTGGAGCGAAGCCTATGTGGTATCAACCCTCAACGAGCTCCTCCCACACCTCTGACACCTGCCGCCTCCTCGACACCTACCAGATACGCTACAACCCATCCAGGAACGAGCAGCACATCCTCTGCCCGTTCCACGACGACCACCAGCCCTCCATGAGCATCAACCTCGACAAGGGCGTCTGGTACTGCCACACATGCGGCATCGGAGGAGGACTCGCCAAGCTACAACAACGATTAGAGAAAGAAAACCCGAATGTACGACTCACTACAACCCTACAACATTGTGGAACGCCGCCGAATCCAGAAAGCCTCAGCCCTCTACGAAACCCACCTCGAAAACATACTCGACCTGCTCTCAGCAAGAGGCATCAGCGAAGAAACAGCCCGGCTCCACCACCTTGGATACATCGACAATGACCCCATCCCAGGCCACGAAGACTACAACCAGTGCATCACCATCCCCTACATGTACCCCACATGGGAAGGGCCAGCCGAAATACGAAAAATGCGTTTCCGCTGCTCACTCCCGCACGACTGCAAAACCCACAACCACCCCAAATATCTAACCCCGGCAGGGGACACAGGCTCCATCTACAACATGGCCGCCATGGCCCACCCGGCAGCCGAAATGCACATTTGCGAAGGCGAATTCGACTCCATGATCCTCGAACAATGCGGATGGTCGGCCGTAGCACTCCCCGGTGCAACCTCGTGGCAAACTTTCTGGACCAAATTTTTTGAAGGCTACGACCATGTTTACATCTGGTCCGACCCAGACCCTGCAGGAGACAAGATGGCACAAACCCTCCAGTCAGCACTCCCCCAAGCCACCCACGTGCCCCTCACCCTGGGGGATGTCACAGACACCTACCTTCAAGCCGGCAAAACAGGGTTGACACAAGCCCTCAACACAGTGCTACAATAAAACCAGACAAACAAAACATCACCTCAAGAAAGGCATAAAACATCATGGACCCCCTCGACACCTGCCCCATCCCCGGCCGCCGCGACACGAGTAAGGCCGCCAGGAGGCGTATCCGCCTCGCCATCATCGCCGAAAAATGGGCCGACGGTGAAGACCCACTCCACATCATGCACACCTGGGGCACCACCTATGATGGGATGCGATCCATGATCCGCGCCAACCCCGACATTAAACTACCCGACGACATGGCCAAACGGTTACACAAAATCTGCCGGGAAGCCTACCCCAAAAACCAGCCCAACAGGCACCGAAGCGGATGGGACCAATACGAAAAACAGTACTACACCGAAGAAATACTCTTCCTCGACCAGTTCAATGTGCCAGCCCTCGAAATCCTTAACCGGCTCGACGTGTCGTGGACCATGTGGAAACACATCATCAACGAGCAGCACCTGACCCGGCTCCAGCAAGAGACCGACAACGCCTGCCAATGGGCCAACCTGCGAAAACAGCACCCCGACAAAACGGATCAGGAAATCACCCAGATGATGTACAGTAACCAAGTAACGTTCAGCAAAGTGATGAAAACCATACCCGCATAAACATCCATGACACCTGCATAGTATTTGCACACTCTTTCACACATAGGAGACATGATGGTAGCCAAAACCCAACACGTGATCGACACGAACGGAAACAACAACGATAAGTTTCCCGAACACCTACGTGACGTCATATGCGGCCGTGCCATCATCCACAATGCCGGCGAAGTCTCATGGTGCACCCGCAAACCAGGACACGACGGCGACTGCCGCACAGGATGGCAGCCCACCACACAACCCCTAGGACATCATGGCAACCAAAACTGAAACACTCATCCAACGCTACGGCAACAAAGCCGCAGACGTCCTCGCCGACAGGTCTATACCCGCCTCATGGCTAGCAAAACAACTCACCCAAGCCGGATACCCCATCTCCGCCACCGTTATTAAAGACTATCGCCGCAAACAAGCCAAAACCACCCAGCAAAAGGAAGAGGATACCCGATGATAGACAATATAGACCGGCTCCTCACCCAGCTAGCCAACCACGACAACGCCATCGACACCATCGACGACAATCTAGCCAACGGTACTGTACGGCGCACACGCATCTCCGAATGGACACTCCCCAACGGAGAAACAGGACGCTCAGTCCAAAAAATCATCGACCACCAACCCGCAACCGACCCCTACCCTATAGACGAACTCGTCAACAAACTAGCCGAATGGCAGCCACCAAAACCAGCCGACAACACCCACACCAGTAGCAGCGATGCGGCCTTCGTCATCGGGGCAGGCGACTTCCAAATCGGCAAAGGCATCCCCGGCGGAGAAACAGCACACTTCGCCGACGACTATTTGCACTCCCTCACAGCCGCAAAACACTACTGGCAGCAAGCAGGCAAACCGCAACGAGTCCACATCGCCTTCCTCGGCGACATGATCGAAGGATACGTGTCACAAGGAGGCAACAACGCCTGGCGCACACAAACACCCTTGACGGAACAAATCAGGCTCACCCGCATGGCCATGATGCAACTCGTCCATATGTTCGACCACTGCCACAACGTCACCATCACATCCATCCCCGGCAACCACGGAGAAGCCGTACGATTCGGCAAAGGAGTCACCACCTACGATGACAGCTTCGATGTGGACTGCTGCCGCGCCATCGCCGAAGCCTACCAACTCACCAACAACTACCCCAACCTACACTTCCACTTCCCCAGCCGAGACGAAATGACCACCACCGTAAACGTGGCAGGCACACAAATCCTCCACGCCCACGGACACCAATGGCGCAACAACCAACACTACGAATGGTGGCGCGGCCAAGAATTCCACAACGGCACCGTATCCAATATTCTCATGGCAGGACACCGACACCACCTAGAAATCTCCGAACAAGGACAACGCACCTTCATCCAATGCCCATCCATGGAAGGCGAATCCACATGGTTCCGGCACCGCACAGGCACCACCGGCAACCCCGGACTCGTGTGCTACACTATCAACAACAAAACACCAAACAACTACCAGATAGCCAGATAAAAGCCATGAGCAGACGACCAACCAAAGTAGAACAAGCCACAACCGCCAACTGGGGGTGGGCAACCACCCACCACCAACACCAGCTACACAAAGCCTGCACCAACACGGCGCGCCACTACCCGGCCGTCAACCCAGACGACCTCTATCAAGACGCACTCCTCTACATAGCCGTACGCAACCAATACCACCAACTGGAAGGCAACCAGTGGACCCAAATGTGCTACCGTGTAGCCCAACGACTAGCAAACAAAACAGTCCACCACCTAGACCTACCCAAACCGGTACAAGAAATCACAGCCATAGCCGACAACCAAACCAGCAACTAAGGAGAATCATAATGGTTACCACCATCCTCGACGACGGCACCCAAACCACCAGGCTACAAACAGTAGGCACCACCACCACCGCCATCATCACCAACACCCAAACACCCGAAACCATCACCGCCAAATACACCATCGCGAAAGACGGCACAGCCACCTACAGCATCAGCGGAAACACCTACCTCGGCGACCACCAACACATTATCAAACTCATGTACGACTACTGCCACTGCGTCGGACGATTCGACACCACCAACCCAGACAACCTCGACAACCTATTCAGGGGATGACCAGTGAACCGAACCTACACCACCGCCGACATCATCCAAGCCGCCCAATGGATCTGGAACGGAGGCCCATGGAAACCATCAGTCGAGCCGGGCATGCCACCACCACCAACCGCCCCCCAGCATCACGGCAACAACATTGTCACCATGATCGATTTGCAGCTAGCCATCGACGACTACACCCTCACCTGCCAGCCATCCAAACAGCGAAAACATTTAGCTAGGCTGGCAGCATTCCGGGAAGTATACGGGTATGACCAAACCTATTCGGTGGCAGCCCAACGACTCGGAGTCACCCGGCAGACGGTGAAACAGTGGGCAGACCAAACACTGATGACGTTAACCGATTACGCAAACAGCACATACTACATGCCAGATGATAACGAAGGAATGGCATAAAAACCATGGACAACACAACCAATATCCCCTACACTGCCCTCAAAACAGCGGTACACCGAATCATCCAACAACAGCCCACCAACATGCACCAGCTGCAAAACATTGTTGACAGTGTCGAAAACCAGTACCGTGTACCCATCTCACTCGACAACGTGAACCTTACCGTCAACAATGTCAGCCTCGACAACCTCGACATCGACCAGGACACGCTAGACGAATGCAGTGAAATCCTATGGGACTGCGACAGTGCAGGATACCCAAACAACAACAACACCCGTGGCATTCCAGACGACACACAGGCAAGCCAGGAAGCCATAGACTGGCTCGCCGGAATCGCATACCAGGCAAAACTACTACAATCGGAAGCCGACGATATCATGCAGTCAATCATCTGCCACCGCGACAACCACAAAAACGTTATCGGCCAGGATGTTCTGCACCAGGCCAACGAAACGATCTCCGCCTGCCTCCACCTGGACCAGCTGATCGAAGAAACCATCAACAACAACGAATCATAGAATACTATAGACACAAAAATAGTGCCCCAGCGGCAACCACCACAGATCGTGGCAGCACCGCTGGGGCACACATCTATGTTCAATTATGCAACAGTAGACTCTACCGTGCCAACCTCCGACTCGGCGGCACGCTTCGGCTCATAGTAACCAAGATCAGCATCGTCTACAGGCTCGATCATGCCAGGATCCGACACATCAACCATATGCGGCTCAACAATGCCCCCATCATCGGGTGGAACCAAACCCGCATCCACAACAGGCGTCACCTTCGGCTTACCAGCCACAAACGACGGGCTACCAAACGAAGTAGCCACCGACAGCACCGCAGCAACCGTTGCTGTTATCAGGGCAGACTCCCACGGCAAACCACGAAACGACTCCGCCGTATACGTGACACCCGCCGTCACCCCAAGCACAGCAACAAACGTTTGAACAAAAGTTTTCAGGGCACGCTCAAACAAGCCCAACCAAAACTGTTTACCCACAACAAACCACCATCACTTCTTCAAATCGTTGACAGCAGACTCGAGCCTGTCGATGCGGCTGCGACACTCCAGCACGTAATACCAGACACTCCACAAAGCATCCTTAGTGCGCCACAGCTTCCCCGTCACCGGATTCTTCACCCACGACAGGGCGTCAACACGCTTACGCAAGTCACCATTCTGAACCTGTACCACACCAACATCATGGTGCAGCTTATTCACCGAACCAGTAAGCTGGGCAGACAATTGTTTAATCTGATCATGCAAGGCTTTCACATCAGCCATAGTTAACTCCTCACTACCACTACCGCCGCAGACTACGGCCATAAATTTGTCCCACGGAAACCACGGCCCTGGATCATCGTGATCCGACTGATGCCACGCATCCGTAACATCCACATGGCCGCACACACCCCGTTTACCGGCCTTCAAATCGGCAGCCGACAGTTTCCTTTTCGGAACATTATATTTGTCACACAACTGCCGGCACAGCACCGCGGCACGCTCAACGGCAGGCCACACCCTAGGATCCAGCCACTGCTCACGAGTGTAAGCATGCCCCGGCACACGGAACGAGGCGTGCGAACCCCCATCCGCGCAAATCTCTATACCCAAACTATGCGGATTCGGCGGGGCATGCCACCCAATAGTTCCTTCTGACAGGCACTGCACCGTCTCCCCAATATCACACACATAATGCGCCGAACCACCAGACGACGGGGAAGCAAAATAGTTTGCCGTAGACACCGCCCGCCCCCTACGGGAAGCGGACGGAAACCCCACATCCGGGCACGTCGCATGAATCACAACACGGTTCACCGGCTTATTTGATCCGGCCGAGTGATGCGCCGCTGGAATGTATCTCACCACACACCACCACCAAACACTACCATCACAGCCACTCCTTTCTATTTGTGGGATGATACGGTAACCACCGGTGATGGTTTCACACCCTGGCAGGCCACCGAACCCGCTATGGTAGAGGCCGTACCGTCACTATATTTCACCATCAGGCGGCCCCCGGAACAGTACACCGATATCACCGAGCGCCCATCCTTACCATCTTTACCGTCCTTGCCATCGGCACCGGCAGAACCCTGCGGCCCCTGAGGCCCAACAGGGCCACGCTCACCCTGTGCACCGGCTACACCAGGGGGACCAACAGGGCCACGGCCACCATCAGCCCCATCAGCGCCATCCCTACCAGGCACGCCATCTTTACCGTCAGCCCCGTTCACACCGGCAACACCATCCTTGCCGTTAGCACCGGGCAGCCCGTCAGGACCCTTCACACCATTCAAACCGGGAGAACCCTGCGGACCAACAGGGCCAACCAGCCCAGCCGAACCATTAACACCATCCCGGCCGTCAACCCCTGCAGGGCCTTGCGGGCCGCGCACACCAGCAGGACCCGGCACACCCTGCACGCTACGCTCAACACGCTGAGCATCCACACACAAGCCAGAACGGTGAAGCCGCACCGACTCCTGCCCGCCAGAGGCACACACCTGCCGCACACGGCTGGCCAACCCTTTAGCGGCTGTACCATTCGACTGGGCTTTAGCCTGCTCCGAATCCCTTTGGGAAGCCACAGCACCGAAACGTAAAGCACCCGCAGCAACCACCGCCAACAGCACAAGCGACAGGAACAACAGTATCAGGGAAGCCTTCTCAAAATTGCGGCGCTGCCGCTTCTCTTCCTCCAACTCCCTCACAATTCACCCCCCACCACCATCAACAGTATCCTTCAAAAACTCGGGCAAATCAGGCATCTTTACAGGCTCAACATTCTCCGGCAGATTCGCGTTATAGCGATGAACAATATGGCGAATATTCCACGTGTATTCTTCCATCGCATCAACCTGCGCAGACAACTGCCTAAGCCTCTTCTTCGACCTGTACGTAGCCGCCTGAATCGAACCAAGGACAGTAGCGATAGCGGTACAAATAGAGGCTACGAGTGTGGGTGTAAGCCATGACACTACAGCCCCCTACCACTACAACCACCACAACATGTCACATACCCGCAAGCCGCGCATTACACGCCGACAGCAATCCAGTTAGCCACCGCAGGCACACCATTCGGCTTAGACCCATCATTCGTAATAAACGCCAAACTAAAATTTTGGGCAGTCACATTGTAGGCTTTCACATCAATCTGCTGCGTACCCCCAGCCGCCGTAGCCATAGACGCCACCACGACAGGCGCACTACCGAAAGGGCGATCAAACGGGATCGTGTAAGCATACACAGCAGACCCGCCAAACATGATCGACTTAGAACCCGTCTCAATCCTGGGAGACAACAGCATCCACTCGTTGGCATGATTAGCCCACACAGCCCCAGAAGGAACCATCACCCGGTCACCCTCCACCGGGGTAGGGTCACACGCAGCAGACTCCCCAAACGCCACACGAGCCGCCACAGCACGCCTATCCAACTGCTGCTGCAACCCGTTAGACGACAACACCAAAGTCGCCAACAACTGCTGATGGTACACGCCAGGCTCGGCACGCAACACATCCCTGGCACGCTCCGCACGCCCCCCAGGAACAATCTCCAACTTGGCCGTATTCTGCTCCCAATCCCGAGACAACACCACATAGTCGTATCTAGTCTCGCCAGGGCCAGGAAGCTGCCCCGTCACCGTCTCAACACTATTCGACGTGCACATCACCCCGTGAGCCCAAGCCTGCCCCGGCAGGACCTCACACAACACTGTGGCACCCTGAACCGTCGTACCGACACGAAAATCGTCCGGCCCTTTCACAGACGGCATATTACCCATCAGACCAGACATTTGAGCCCAATCATACTCGGTCAACACACCATCAAACCCTTTACACACAATACCCACAACAAACCCCAATCACTTGTCAAAACTTTTGCAAATCCCGCACACCCGCAGCCAAACCAGCCACACGGCGAGCCAACAGGGCTGACGGATTATCCTCATAATCCCCCGCAACCGGTGTCACCTTCGTCCAACCATCACCAGGCGAATCACACTCCACATCAATCTGCCGCACAATCTCCGCGATAGGCCCAGAACCCACATCCACATAGATAAGATCCCCGGGCATCAGATTGCCTGGCCCAAACCGCAACACATCCGACTCAGCCAACTCGATCTTAAACCCCGACGTGGCCCCTAACTCGGACAGCACCTGCTCAGCCTCCTCAATGAGATGCACATGTTCAGAATCCGTGTTACGGGCATCCTTAAACACCTCGACACGATCAAACCAATCCCCCTCGGCCATCGAATCAACATCCTCACAAAACAGCCGATCCTTGCCCTCGCCGCGGCCACCAACCACCACCGAAGTAGCCTTAGGGGCGTCACGCACATACTCCCACGACACAATCGAACCAGACTCGGCAGTCAACACGTGACTACGGGTCACGGCAGGCACGCAATCAAACAGCAAACCCCGCTGACCAAACTTCGCATTCTCAAACTGGTTCACCGTAACAGTCATTCGAGCCCACGACAACACCGGCAACAACTTATCGGCAAACACGTGGAACCGCACCTGAAAATCCTTAATATAGCGGCCACGACTCTCATCATCGGCCATAAATATATCAGGCGGAAAACGCCACGCATTATCCCCCAACACCTGCTTAGCCACCGACTCAGCCGCACCCGAATAGTGGGCATAATCCCTGTCGGCACGCCACTCCATACCAACCATACCGGGGCGATAATTCACAGGCCACATCAGCATACGCCACAACAGGCGGATATCATCCTCACACGTGATAGTCACCCGCGAAGAACGCCACGGACCCACACCATGAACCTTACGCACAGGCCCAGAAAAAATCTGGCCACCACCATAATCAACAACCAGCCGTGCACCCGGCTTCGTCAACCCGTCAAGCCTGGAATGATCACCCGACACCATCAACTCCAGCGTCGACAAACCATTCCACTTCAACGACAACTTCAATGATTCAAAAAAATTGATAGGCGCCACACGGCGATAATCCGGCGTAAACAATGTTATCTGCGGAACAAGACCAGCCATCACCTGTTCACCAAGCCCTCAAAAACCTGTACTGCACCGACACAACAATGGCACCCAAACCAACCATCTCAATATTCACACTCCGAGAACCGCCAGGCGGGATAGGCGCAAACTCCCACTCTGTCAAACGATCCATCACATCCTCAAACCCATTCAACAACGCAGACTGTTTACGAGGATCCGTGTCAATAGTGATCCAATCATACTCCTCGACAGGATAATCAGAAGACACACGCAAACCATCAATCTGCACAGACCACGACTCCAAAGGCCCCTCAACACGAATCACAGGCCACGCAGGCACATCACCCTTATTAGACAGATTATCCCAGCCAGAGCCCACACCCGGTGTTAACACCACAGGAAACGCCGTGCCATCCTTACCGACAGGGCCGCCACCCAACCAATCCTGCAACTTCGCATTACTAAAACGAAACTTTTGCTCATCCCCATACCAAAACGGGTCATAGGCCGTCAAATGCAACAGATAACGCGCATAACCCCTGTTCACCGGATCAACCGTAAACGTGTCATCCACCGAATCAAACCGGCACCGCAACACACGCTCACGACCGGCAGGAGTCTTCACCGACAACTCCCCCTCCTCCCCGGGAGGAAAAGCAGACCACAACTCGTCATAGGCTTTCAAAAAACCGTCACGAAACCCGCCATCCGGATCCGGGTCAACACCCGACACCAACACCGGCAACGTCACCTCGCGAGGCTTCACATTAAACCCGCGCCACTCCGAGCCGTGCACCCCAACATGAGTTTGAGAAAAATGCTCAACCTCAGGAACACCCAAACCGCGCAACGAATCATTCAACAACATCACCGGAGACGACCCCGTATAATCCGTCAAATGAAGCACACGCTCCCCACCAAACCGCGGATCCATAGACCAGGTCACAGTCAAACCAGAACGATCAGACGGGTCAGGAATAAACATGCACAACACCCCCTCAATCACACGTAAGCCAACGCGTTCAACGCGTCACGCTGCTGCCGCTCAATCCGCTTCGCAAACTCGTTCGGATCCCCATACGTGGGTCCATTCACATTCACCACAACACTCTTCTCGCTCGCACGCCGATACCGGTCGTACGGTGTAAACGAGCCCACAGACGATCGCACACCAAACCGGGCATCAACAGCATCCGGAAGCTGCGAAGCAACACCCGACATCGCATCCAACGCCAAACCAGCATTACCAGTAATACCCTCAGCCAAACCGGCAACAACCTGCCGGCCAACCTCGTCACGAAACACCCTAGACGGGGAATGAATACCCAGAGCAGACTTCGCAGCATTAGCAATCTGGGAACCCATGTTACGCACCGTATCCAACAGGCCACTCATAGCATTCTTAATACCGTTACCCAAACCGGCAACAACATTATGGCCAGCAGACACCAACAGGGACCCCATGTTACCCAGGGCGCCCCTAATATTGCTGGGCAGATTCCGGAAAAAACCTATCACACTATGCACACCACTAGACACAGCCGAGCCCATAGCGTGCATAGCAGAAGAAGCCGCACCCCTCGCAGCGTTAAACCCGGACGAGGCAGCACCACGAACCCGAGAAGCCATCGACCCGAAAAATCCGCCAACAGCGGACGCCACCGAAGACACAACACTCCGGATAGCATTCATCGCAGAAGAAACAGCGCCACGAGCCGCGTTAAAACCAGACCTCACATGGCTAGCCACTGAAGAACCCAGCCGGGCAAAAAACCCAACAACCGCGTTCACGCCGCCAGAAATGATCGACTTGAAACCATTAATAAACGCAGACGTAAACGCCCTAATATGATTCCAGCCAGCCTGAACCACCGAACCCATACGCGCCAAACCAGACACAAAATGGGCAACAACCCACGAGATAACACGGGCAACAGCGGCAATAACACGGGCCACAGCCGACACGACAGCACCAACAATACGGGCAACAAACCCGACCACAGCCGCCACCATCGGAGCCACAACAGCAAGAATACGGGCCACCACCTGTATCACAACCGCAACAACCTGAACCACCACACGCATAACAGACATGATGACTGGTATCAGCGACCGGATCAGGCCAATAATCGGTGGCAGCACAGACATGACAGCACCCAAAATCTGCTGAATCACAGGCATCAAAACAGGCACCAACTGCATGACCACGCCAACAACCTGACGTATCACAGCCACAACAGCCTGCAACACCGGCATAAGCGCAGGCAGCAACATGGCAGCAACCTGCGTCACCGCACCAATAATCTGCGTGATCACAGGAACCAGCCGGGCGACAAGCATACCAATCACAGGCATAAGCTGTGCAGCTAGCCCGGCAACCAAACCGATAATCTGGCCAAACACTGGCGCCAACCGTGCCACCAAACCAGCAACCAAACCCAACAGCGGCTGCACAGCGGCCATGATCTGGCCCAACGCCTGGCCAACCACAGCCACAAGCTGCATCACCGCGGCACGGAACTGGGCGTTCGTAGCAAACATGGCAGCAAACAAGCCGATCACAATCCCGACAGGGCCACCCAAGGCGCGAAACACGCCGCCAAGCCCCCCAGCGGCACCCCTCAAAGCACCAAACGACGGCAACAAATTCTTCAACGACACCGCCAACGGGGCAAACCCCGCAACAAGCTTCCCCACACCGGCAGCAACAATACCAAACACTGCGGTGCCGCCAGCAAACATGGCAGCCAAATTCACTTTAGGAACAGGCAAATGCATTCTCGCAAAAATGCCCTTCAACTGCTCCACCTTGGCGCGCATCTGTGCATTCATTCGAGTGATCATGCCCGGCATACGGTTAATCCACGCCAAAATAGACGGCATCATCCGCTGAATACCCTGATCCACCGACGCAAACAAGGGCTTCACAGACTCCGTGATAGACTTAATAACCGGATTCAACGCAACAAAAATCTGCCTCAGGCCGTTAAGAAACGGCGCCATAGCCGTAGCACCCAAATAACCCAGGGCGCTCTTAACATTCTTCATAGCGCCCTCAAACGTCTTACCAGACGCCTGCGCAGCACCACCCATGCCAAGCTTCATCGCAGCCGCAAACGTGGCAAAATCAATCTGCCCCTTCGACACCATCTGCGACACCTCAGCAGACGTTTTACCCGTCTGCCTGGCAAGCAAAGACAGCACAGGAACACCCGCCATCGTAAGCTGCAACATGTCATCGCCCTGCAACTTACCGCGAGCCATCACAGACGTAAAAATAGCGCCCGTATCCTGAAACGACTTACCAGAAATATAAGACACATCGGCAACAGTCTTCAACACATCCGTCATCTGCCCGCCAGACTTCACACCCGAAGCAGACAACGCCGCAGCCGTAGACGCCGCATCACCCAACGCATACGACGTACCAGTCACAGCCTCAATAGCCGAATTCATAATCGAAGACGTGTCAGAAGACGTGTGACCCAAACCAGTCAACTTAGCCTGAGCCTCATCAATAGCCATCGCCCTAGCTATACCGCCACCAATAGTCACATCATAAATCGACTTGAGGCCCTTCTTAGCAACATTGATGGCGCCCACCATTGCGGCACCACCAAGAGCCAACTTCATGCCCTTAGCAAACAAACTACCCGAACGCTGACCCTCCGCAGGCATCACCCCAGACAACTGTTTACCAACATCACTTTTAAGGCCAGGCATCTTCGTATACAACGACACATACGCGGAAGCAATCTCACCAGACATACACTATTCACCCCATAATATTAATCTCGCGAGACACCCCGCCACCGGCACGAACACGCGCCAAAATATCGTCCACCTGCCCAGACGTAAACCGGGCCCTACGCTCATCCGTAGGCCTCGCCACAGGCTCCGGCTGCCCCTCACTATTAGCAGACCTGTAATGATCCAACATGTCCAGCACAGCCCACTCGCACCACTCAAACGGGCGCTGCCAACCATTCAGGTGGGCCGCCAACTGGCTAGACGTATCGGTACACAACACGCCAGCCAGCCGGACAGCCTCACCCCAACACATCTGCGGGCCACCAACACTATAAACAGAAACACCAAACTTGGTGCGGAAATCGTATTCGATGGCCCCACGATAATCATCAATCAGGCCGTGGAGCCAAACTATTCCCCCAGCGAGGCACCCTTACCTTCAGGCTTATATTCCATCCACTCACGGAAAATCTCGGCCACACGAACCATAGGAAGCCCCTCCAAGGCCTCCACAGCATCCTCTGGGGCGGCAGCCTCCAACATGGAAAACATCACCTCAACCTGGGCGAAATCCGCAGACTCACCCGACTGGGCAATCCTGGCGGCACGGCGAAAAACGCGGGCAGGAACAGCCTGAGCCGTCTCCTCCGCATCAGCCAAAACCCAGCTACGGTCACCAATCTTCAACGTGTAACCTGTGTCACTCATCTATCAACAATCCCTCAAACTATGTGTATCAGTTATTAGACGGCGGATTAGGATCCGGCTCAGGCTTAGGCGGCTTAGGAGGCTCCGGCTTCGGAGAAGGAGGAACCGGGGGAGTATCAGCTTTTAAAGCCGTCATCCACCCCCGACCAGACACCGCATCACCCTTCTTATTAATCTGGGCAGGATACGCCTTCAACGTCACACCATACCCATACACCTCGCCATTCTTGCCCTTAATCTCGTCACGATCGACAAGCTCAACCTCAGGGAAATAGTAGCGAATAACCTGATCACCATCAATAATATCCATCAACAGGGCGTGAACACCCGTAGTGGCACCAGGAGAAATATCGAACGAACCCGAATCAGATCCGGCAGTAACCTTCGACTGCCAAAACAGCTCGATAACCTCCTTCTTAGACTCGATCAGCTGGAAAGAAATCTCGATAGAAGACTCCGTAGCCACAGTGCGAACAACATCCGCATTCTGCCAAGCCTTCAAATCATCCGTTTTACGCTCAGGCTTAATCTTAAACCCGTCATCCGACAGATACCCTAAAGCGGTAAGCCCATCAGGAACCGTCTTCACACCATCAATAGTGTCACCGGCATGAGCTTTACCAATATAGACGTCACCCGTAACAGCAGAGCGAACATTAGACGCTTTACGTGTTGCAGCCATCACAACCCCCATTAAATATCAAACAATTACAGTAAAACAAAAACAACGATACGCTTACTCGGATTCGGCAGGCCTACATATCAGCTCAAAAAGCGAATACACATCAAAACGTGCACCATCAACCAGCAAATCAGGGCCAGTAGACCGTTTACAGTACACCACAGGGTCACCGTCCACACCATCAGCCAGCACAGCCTCAACACGACGCGCCAACGACATAGCACGATCCGGCGTATCCGAAAACACATTCACCCGCAAAAAAACTTGCTCACGAACATGCAACTGCGGGCCACCATCAAGAGCCAACCAAATCAGATCACCGCTGAAATCGTCAGGCACCGTCCCAGTACAAGGTATATCAGACAGCCAGCCATCATCCGCCAAAACACGTTTAGCCCAGACTCTTGGGTCACCGTAAATGATCACGACGCAGCCCCAATCGAACGAGCCAACGTGCCATGCTTCGCCTCAATACGCTTCCCACCCTTATATGTGGTGCCTATACGGGCCACAGCCTCGACACGGTGAACCTGCACCTCCGACGACAACCCTGCACGATACTGGGCCTTATCGAAAGCGTTACCGCCCACATTCGCCGAGGCCGCACGCCTCACACGCTCGCCACGCTCAGCCAACATCGCCTGCACCCCAGAAGACTTCAACACCTCACGAATACCCGGCAAGTTCAGCTTCACATTCACATCCTGAGCCACAATCTATCAGCCCTTCTTACGCTTCACATTGATCTGCGTACCAGCATCCCAACCAGACATCGGGTGATGCCACACGATAGGAGACCCGTCAGCCTCCCACACAACACCCCGAATACGCCACCTACAACGATAACCGGCACCCTTGACAGGCTGCTTGAAAAGCATCGACCAATGCTCATAATCCGAGTCACGCCCCGCGGCCTCATCCTCCTGCGACACAGAAGCATAAACGGCCACATGATGAAACACAGTCTCGACAGGATGACCCCAATCCTCCACCTTGTCGCCAAGATCATCGACACGAACAGTCGGCTGAAGCATCACAACCGTTTCACCGTAAGGAAAACTGGTCATATCATATCTCCCACAAAGGGCCAGCGTAGCCGTTAATATCAGATCCGCACGAGCAACCCTCACCCCACACAGTGGAACACACCTCAGAATGTGCATATCGACCATTAATAGTGGGTGTGATAGTGAACGCTTTACCAGCCCCACCATCACCCTCACACAGCTTCTTCAACGCAGCAATCTCAGAAGGCCACAACAAATTCGTGGGAGTACTAGACCGTGTAGTCTGGGCGAAAGGACCCGCAGACTCATACTGCACCTGACCCGAAACCCCGGTATCATTCCAGCGCAGCAAAGCCCTGCGTAGGATAGCCTTAGCGGCATCCTTGTATTTGAAATCCGGTTTAGCGATACAGGGGGCGACACTGATAGCCACAGCCTCCACATCGGCGATCATCGCCTCAAGCTTCCCCTCAGGAATATCGGCGAAAGGCTTAATATCCTCAGGCTTCAAAATGATACCCATCAACACCACCCCCTGCACACAGCATAAACATTATCGCAACAAATAGATCAGTTACCAGCCGGAGGATTAGGCTCAGGCTTCGGGGCCGGAGGAGGAGTCGGTGCAGCCTTCTCCTTCACAACAGCAAACGAATCAAGCGACTCGATAGCCACATACAGGACAGCCTCAGCACGAACCATAACCTCATTATGTCCCTTAAGGTCACGGCCCGTCTGATCCGGGTCGCCATACTCGATCAGTTCGATCGGGAAGTTACGCTGGAAACCCCAATGAACACGCGAGAAATCACCCACAATAGCCTTAACACCAGAGGCAGGCGACATCTCCGGGGCACCCGAAACAGTCGAAGAAGCACCAACATTCAAGCCACGCCAATTATCCAAACCAGCAAACCCTGCGGCAGGATACATCGGCTGACCGGCAAGCGGAGACCCCTTCGGATACACCTCAGTAGACAGAGCAAACGAGAACGCCGGATCCAAAGCAACACCGTTAGGAACCTGCAAACCAGCCCCAGCGATAAGACCGACAGCCTTAACAAGATCGGTCGTAGCAGAATCCGTGGCATCAACAATATGCTTCGTCTTATCCAGCGAAGTCTTCACAGCGGCAGCCGCTTTACCAGTGGCAGGATCAACACCATGGAAAGCAATCAGATCCACGGCGCGACCAATAGAAGCACCCAGAGCCGGAGAAATCAGATCCTGCAAAACACCCAAACGGTAATCAGCATCAGCCCACATAAACTCGTCCGAGACACGCTGCTGAGTCACAACCTTGATAGGCTGCGCAGTAAACGCCGAAACATCAACCGATGCGGAAGGCTTAACCTCGCCCTCACCAACAATCTTGGCGCGAGGAACACCACTAAACACGGCACCCTTAACAGGGCCGAAAATAGTCGGCTGCTCCGGCGACAGTTTCGCCAAAACACCAGAATCGATAGCACGGTCACGAACCGCACCAATCATAGAACCAGGAAGCTCAAGCTTCCCTGCAGAAAGAAAATCGTCAGCCATCAGAAATCATCTCCTAGAATTATTGACAAGAGCATCCACAAACGCGACACCCTCACGTCGTTTAACATCATCAACGGGGGCACTCCCCGCAAGACGGCGCACACCCGCGCCACCACTACTATGGTCGATCAAACCCTTCAAAGCTTTCGCAGACTCGGCAAGCGACTCCTTATCGCCACCCGACAAGAAAGCGATCGCATCACTGGACAAACCATACTCTGAAGCCACCTCGCGCTTCACACCCTCAAGAACAAACCCATTGATCCGGTCTTCGAGTTCCTCATTCTTGCGGCGAAGCTCATCAATAGTAGATCCAGAATCGTCACTCGATGTACGAAGCTTCTCCAACTCGGCGAAATTACTTTTAGCACGAGACTCCCACTTACGGGCCTCCGCCTTCCAATCCGTACCAGACGGCCCAGAAGCCTCACCCTTCACGGAAACATCACCGGCATGATCATCGCCGGCAGCCTGCCCATCCTTTACAACATCAACAATGTCTCCACCCTTTCCGGGCTTAACAGCATCATTGTCGACATTCTGTTCTTCAACTTTTTGATCGGCCATAGCCTAACCTACACTCCTTGCGGAAAACAACACAACATTGTTGACCCCCGTGCGGGAGACAACCCTGTGCACCGATAACCGGCGGCGCACAACCGGAAACCACATCAAATTATCGCATATCGCCAACAGTACGCATAGCCTTCAAAATATTGCCAGGCGACTGCTGCAACCCATGATCATCAACCCATTCACGAGCCTTCTCATACGTCCTCTGATACTCGGCATCAGCCCTATTTGGTTCCCAAGGGCCAACAACCTCAACCACCGTACACCCACAATGATCATGATACTTCGAACCAAACGGACGCTTACCACCACGCTTATGACGCCGAGTATGACCGGTAGTAAGTGCCCTTTCTTTGGTCGTATAATCCGACCTCGTAGCCAACATGGCACAAAACGCGCACGGATCACCATCAGTCACCCGACGCCACGACCTACCCTGCGCACCCGCCGACCACTCAACCGTGTCACGGCCAGCATTCATGACAGCCCGATTAACACCCGCCGCCATAGCATCAATAGTATCATTCGCCCTATCCGGGTCACTATTCATAATCTTCATAGTCGAAAACGACCTAGCCAAAGCCGCAGCAGCATCAAACTCGTCATACACGATCAAACCAGGATCGACACCGTTCAACCGGCGAAAATCTTGCACGAACTTAGCAGCCATCGATGCCGAACCATCATGGCCGGCACGCTCCAACTCCACACACAAACGCACATACTGTGTGTCACTCATCTTCCCGGAATGCCACAAACGACCCAACTCGGCATAATAGCCCGCATACTTCCCAGCAAACCTTACCGCCTCACGCTGATACCCGGTAGCAGCCAACCTCGACACAACACCCGAAGCCATCGCCTATCATACCTCGTTCGTCTGACGCGATATAGCCCCAGCAAGCGCAGCCAACGGATCCGACGACTCAGCACGATGCCGCATCACAGCCTCAACCTGCACATCATCCAAACCCAACATCTCCAACACCGTCCGAGAATCCGCAGGCAAAATACCGGCACCAACAAGCTTCGTCACAGCATCCGCCGTAGCAGCCCGAGTCGGCGTCGACGCATCACGCCAACGCAAACCAACATCACCAAAAAACGCGGCCTCATCAACACGAGAATCAAGCGCCTTAGCAGCAAGGAAACCAACCGACAGCCAGCCCTGACCAAACGACGTTTGACGCCTCTCAGCCCGCTTCACAAGCCGAGATTCCTCGGCAGCCAAAGCCTCCCCACTAGGCGGGTTAGACGTGATAAACCCGAAATAGCGTTCCGGAACAGCCGCCTCACCCGCAGTCAACTGAGCCAACAGCCGCATCTGATCCGAATACGGTGTAGGACTATTGACAGGAAACGACCCCACATTCGGAGTGTCACCGTCATCATCCTTATCCACAGCCCACACAGAAGCCATCGACAGGACCCAGCCAGGCTGCGAAAACTCGTCAGCCGACACACCAGTCACCCAACGCTGAGGATACGCATAAAAATCACGATTCACAGACTGCCCAAGCAGCGTGCGCACAGCCTCATCCGTGTAAGCCCTAATAGACCTCGTAATCTCCGAACGGCCATCAATCCTAGAAGTGCGACGCCGATTCACAATCGGCACCAACGGAACCGCCCCAAGCACATTCGGTATACGGCCCGTCTCAACCCACTCACGCGAACCCCGCCGCTCCACCTGAACAATCACATCAGGAAGCAACAACTCCGCCTCAACAACCTCAGAATCACACGTCTGCTGCACCACAAGGCCAGCATCCAAACGAGACCCGTCAGCCGAAAACTTGCCCGTACAATTCTTCGGAGACTGCGGACGAACCAACACAGACCCATCATCCTGGGGAATAACAGCCACAAACGACAACCCAAAAATCAGCGCATCCAAATGCACATCACACGACGCCGTAGCAAGCCGATTCGCAGCATACACACCATCCAGGCCGTAGCCGTCACCATTAGTCCAGCCAAGCCAATCCAGACGCTCCTCCAAAGCATCCACCGCAATCCCAGGCCACGACACCACCGTTTGCACACGCTGCAACTCCGGAGGAATAGCCACCCCCAAATCACGCACCCGGCTAGAACCCTCATAGTAGCCCTCAATACGACAATGCCACGAAGACAACCTTTGAATACGATCAAACATGCCCTCAATAAGAGCCAACTCATCCGAGTTCATACCACAGACACCCGCTTCCTACCACTACGCTCCCGACGGCCACGACGAACACGTTTAGCCCCCAAAAACGCCAAAGACACAGCCTCCAAAGGAACCTCAGAACCATCCTTAAACGAGGAACCCCAACCCCACGCAGACCCCTTACGCTTCTGCACAGCCGACCTCACAGCAATATCCAACATGTCACGGCGAGAATCAGCACGAGGATGAGAAACATTCCCAGACCTTACACCTTCCAGGAAGGCCTGACACGCCTCCACATACACCCCAGTATCAGCAACCACCACGCCACGGCCCGGAACACCACGATCCGTCAACGCCTTCTGCAACAACACCGCACCAGACCCGGCAACCATAATCCGGTCAGTATCACCCCAACGAACCGCCAACCAGTCAGCCAACCGGCCCACACCATCAACAATCGTTCCCGACAGCCCATCAATAACCTCAACATGAACCCCAGCATCAGTCCGGCCGGCACCCGCCAAAGCAACCCGATCCCCAGAACGAGAAAACGAGACACCAAACACTTTCCCGCCAACCAAACTCGCCTCACCCACAGCAGACTGAACCCACTTATCCGCCGGAATCACAGACGCAGCAGACTGGCCACGATCCCACCAGCCAAGCCGCTCCCGAGCAAACCCGGCAGCAGACATCGACTCATGCTCATCGCTCACGGTCCCAAAATTCAGACGACGCCCCAACGCCGGATTCGTATCCCCCGCCAACTTCCGCCACTGCCGCGACACATCATCCGGATCAGACTCGTCAGGAATCGAAAACTCCGTCCACGCAAACCTTTTACCACCCGACAAAGCCTGCCCACGCAAACGCAACACCACGCTACCATCCGCCAACGGCCCAGGCGGCGTGCCAAGGAAAATCTGCTGCGGATCACCAGACGGGGCAGCACTTACCGTAGGAAGCAAAGCCTCCAACTGCTCATCCGACAACTCCTGAGCCTCATCACACACCAAATCATCAACCGTAAAACCGCGAGCCGAACCCCGAGAACGGGCCACAAACTCCACCGAACCCCAACCCGGACAACCACACTTACGCTCAAACGTGGCACAATCCGGATGATGCAACACAATAGCCTCCTGACCATTCGTCGCCCGAATCGACTTCACCATACGATACAAGTCAGGAAACTGCCGCTCATTCTCAAAAAACGAACGCAACCGCATAAACGCCTTACGAGCCGACTTCAACTCGTGAGCCGTATGCAAAATACGGCGACCCTGAATAGTCGCCTTAAACAACTCCACAACCTCAAGGATCGCATTCTTGCCATTCTGGCGAGGCACAAACACCCCACACACACCCGAAGCAAGCCTGCCATTACCACCGACAGCCAGCCAATCATCCAACACCTGCTGCTGCCACGGATCAGGCGTCAACCCATACGCACGACCCAACTCCCCAGCATCACCGCCAGCAGACACCGAATACGCCGCAGCCACACGATGACGAGGAACCTGAGAACCAACAACGCTCGACATTAGGCCCCTTTACGCTTCCTATACCGGTCAATCATCGCCACCGCAGAACCCCCACCACGGCCACCAGACACCACATCAACCGAATACCGATCCAACATGCCCATAAAAGCCTTCACATGAGCACGAAGCGAAGCCACCAAATCCGCGCGACCCTCACGCCACACACAATCATGAATCACCGCAGCATCCATGAGAAACAGCCACTCCTCATCAGACACGTACGATGCGCGGCTATCCTCACCCCAAACCCGCCACCAACGACGCGTCTCCCCACACCACTCACGACTATCAGGAAGCTCAGGCTGCACAACACTCACCACCAACACAAAAAGTCGACAAACAGACAAATCCACAAAAGGGAGGTATTTCACAAGCCGTACGAGGTCTTGCAC